TCAGGTGGCGACTTTAACCCATTCACTACCACGATTATCTTGATATTTTGCTGTCATCACTGCTGACTTATGGCCTAGCAACCGTTGGGCAAACTCCGTCCCTTTCTCTTCAGTATACAGCCTTGCGGACAGACTTCGTAATTCATGAAAACTAGGTGGTTCTTTTTCCCACTGGATGCCGGATAGTTCTCTCGCTTTAGCAAATCCCCTCGCCATCGTTGTCGTTGTCAATTGAGTCCCAGTTTGTGAACAGATGATGTTATCGAATCTGCCAAACAGCACCTTACAGCGATCAACCGTATCCTTTAGGCTAACTCCAGTTGCATCGAGGGTTAGGCTCAAGTCAATGACAAGTTTATTCCCTGTCTTTTTCTGCTCAATCCATAGCATCCCATCACGAATATCTTTCCATTTTATCTTACTGATATCACTCACTCGCTGTCCCGTCATTAGCGCTAATTCGATGCTAAGCGGGATCCAAGGCTGAAGGGCAAGAGAACAGTGGTAGATTTCTTTGTACTCAGAAAGAGATAAGCGCGACCTCTTAATCTCTGATCGGGGGTTCCTCGTCGCTTCTACAGGGTTGTTGGTAATGTGGCCATCAGCAATTGCCTCTCTAAAAATGTCTAGCAACGCAATTCGCATTAACTTAGCCGTCGTTGTTTTTCCGTCTGCTGAGTATGAGGCCAGTATGGAAGCAATGTCCTTTGTCGTAATGCTCTCAACTGGAACGTTATCGATGATAGTTCGTAAGATGCGTATCTTTCCGTTGTACTCTTTCAATGTTTTGGGCTTTAGCCCTCGGCTGTCTATAACTTTAGAGTAATGGTCTAGCCAGTCATGAAAGAGCATTGACGCTTCAGTTGACAACCTATCGACAAGCCTAGTTGATACACTATCCATTAGCTGAAGATTGGCCTCGATAGCCTGATTTACTGCATCACGCTTTACCTTTCCAAGTCCGTATTCCTTACCCGTCCGTGGGTCTCGGTAGCAGTAATATCCGTTATTTCTGACGTACAGATTTGGAGGCAGATCGCGGCGAGTGTGACTTCTGTTCCGTGCCATTTTTAATTCTCATCAGAAGAGTGCCGGGTGATTTTGTTGGCTGAGCATTAACGCGTTTTTCTGCGTCCTCGCGAACAAAGTATTGATGACCATCAAATATTGGCGGCGGCCATATCTGACCATTCCGAGCCCAGCGGCGTATTGTTTCCATATTCTTTGGTTTGGGAAGTGTTTTGTTCCATTGCTCAAGTGTTAGCATCATTTATCCTCAAACTGCCCATTCAAAACGCCAATAGTCCAAAGGAACCTAACGAATGGAATTCCGAGAGGTTTAATGGTTTCGTAGTGGCTGAGAAGAATGGGGCGGGTGATTGTGTCGATGTTGGTTTTTTTGGGCGCGGACTTTATTGCAGATTTAATTGCTTCGTTGCATCGCCGAGCCACATTGCGGATCGCGTTGTCTTGTTCTGCTGTCATGTCATGAAATAACTCCAAATCATCACCAAAGCCCTCTATCAATGCCTTTCAGGAATATTTTCCGTATCTCATTGCTTAGCCAAATCATGCGTGCAATGCAGGCGAGCCCAGCAACCGTACCAATTAAAGTAATCCAGTCCATTAAGCCGCTTTCACTCCTTGCTGGAACTCGATATTGCAACCGACCTCGTTACCCCACGAATGCCAACCGTCAGCCTGCTGACGTGCAAATAGCTCAATGCGAGGCACTTCGCCTAGCAAGCTGACAAGCAGATCGCGAAATTCAGGTGGCTTGGCGCTATGTTCAGCGCGGTGGAAAGTTTGATGCTGACATATCGCTGCGTTAAATCGCTCTGGCAGCCGGCCACGAAGCCGGGCACTATCGGTGCATTCGTTACTGGTAAGTTCACCGCGTCAGTAGATGGCAATGAAGAGGCGATCCTTTATGTCGCTGATTACGATTATCTGCGCTGCCAGACAGTCGACGACGCAATCCCTGTTGGTGAGTTAGTCGTTGGCATCCAGCCAATGCAAGGGATGTTCCTGAACGTCCGCGCCGCTGCTGGAACGTATAAAAAAGGCCAGCCGCTCTCAATTGCCAATGGGCAGGTGAAAGCACACGCAAGCGGTGAATCTATCCGCGCATTCGTCGAAGAAGACAAAGCATACACAACTGCCGCGGGTGATCTGCTGCGTGTCGTGATTAAGTAAGGAGAGCCTGAATGTTTGTATTCTCTAAAAAGCTGGGTGAAGAGACCGGCAACTACGAAGTTAACCAGCTTCAATTTAATGAACTGAAGACAGCCCGAGCGCAGGGTGCACAGGCAGCAGCAGACTTTATTGGCCGTAGTCGTGGTATCCGTGAAGATGCTGGTCGTTTAGATGCAGCCAATGCTGTAGATGACATTAAGCGTCTATACCGTGCCTATGACCAAACAGTTCTGGCGCAGTTTGAGCCTAATACTGAATTCACTTTGCTGAATGACCTGATCCCACTGTCGCGCTCTGTCCGCTTGGAGGAGTCCGTGTACGAATACGCTCGCACCGGCGGCCGTGGTTGGGCTCATACCTCGATGTCTGGTCAGATTGGTGCCGCATTGGATGCCCGCGCCTACAGCTTTGATGGAACGATGGTTCCAGTGCATGACTCTGGTTTTAAGTTCCATTGGCGTGATCCAATCTTCAATAAAGGCTCTGCGCTGGCCTCTCTGTCAGATGCTCAGACAGGTTCTGTTGAGGATGTTCGCCGCCAGTACGTGGATTACATGTTCAACGGCTTCCGTGACTCCGAAGGTAACTATGTGACCTTTGATGGCAAAACATGGAAAGGCCTGAAGAATGATGATCGCGTTGGTCTGGTTGATTTGGGCGCATCTGGCCTGAACATTGACTTTACTTCTCCTACTGCGACTTCTGAGCAGATCCGTAATGCTGCGATTAAGCTGCGCGACACGCTGAAAATCACAAACAGCATGTATGCACAGCAAACTTGGTATGTATCCAGTGACATCATGTCTAACTTGGAGCGCTTCTTCAGCGATAACTACCAATCAGGCACCATTCTTCAGGAATTGCTCAAACTGTCTGGTATTGCGGCAATCAAAGAAGATGCTCAGCTTACTGGGAACCAGATCCTGATTGTTCCATTGGGCGCTGGTGTTATTGCTCCGGTTGTTGGTCAGGCAATCGGCACCGTTGCGGATCCACGTCCGTTCTACAACTCAGATTATATCTGGCGTACTTGGGGCGCTATGGGCTTGATGGTTAAGCAGGACATCAACCTGAAACATGGCGTTATCTACGCACACAGCTAAAGGGCTTTCTAATGGCACTAGTTAAAGTGGTTAGCAATAACCTGTTCTCTGGTGCCAACCTCCAGAAATTGGCGGTTGGTTCACAGGTGAATGTTGATAATTCAACAGCAGAAAAATGGGAGAAGTCCGGATTGGTGGAAGTTCTTGAGAAGCAGACCTTTGAGGTTGCAACTCCTGCGGAGGGCGCTGATGCTCAGACCGAGCAGACCGAGCAGACTGAGAAGCCAGCAAACTCGAAAAAGGCTAAGTAACCATGGCAAACCCAATTACAGCTGATGATGTTAAAGCCTTCCTCGCTGAGTTGGGCTATTCCATCCCAGACTCGCTATTAACTCCGATCCTTTGTCGGGTTAACTCAATCATCGACTGCATGAATGAGGCAGGGTATGACGATTGCACACAGCAGCTAATCCTGATGTATGCCGCCGCTCTTATGTCCGCCTCATCCGGTGCCAGAAAGATTAAATCTCAGTCTGCGCCTTCTGGCGCTAGTCGCTCCTTTGAGTATGGCGAAGATGCAATATCATGGCTTAGAAGCTCTCTGTCATCGCTTGATACGAATGGCTGTGCCAACACGTTACCGATTACCGCCGGTAGCACTGTTGGCTTTTTTGATGTGGTCGGAGGTTGCTAATGCCATCGATACCAGCAGACCAGCGTCTACCTAAGCCATTCGTTGTTGTGTGGGCCACTACCGACAGCGGTAGAAAGGTGACGGCATACGTTAAGAGCAATGGTGATTGGGTGATCAACTGCCCAAAGGTTGCGGCTGAGAATCCGACTATTGTGGGGTGGCGAGAATGACAGCAACGGCCAACTGGAGCTATACGGCTGAGGCCACAATCTGGCGCAGCCTCGGAACTGATGAGTGGAATAAGCCATCATTTGCCACACCTATCACTATTGCATGCGACTACGGTGGCGACTCTAAGCGCGGTAACGCTGATGTTGGCCGCGAGTTCGTGGTGAAAGATACCGTCTGGACTGAGTACGCAGAAGCTAAAGAGGGCGACTACCTGCTGATAGGAGTTTCTGCTGTGGCCAACCCTATCGACGCCGGTGCCGATGAGATTAAGCACATCATTCGCTATGCGGACACATTTGATCGCGTTGCTGATGATTATGCATTGATAACCGGAGTCTGATATGGCCGTTAAGGTGAAGGGGATAGCTAAAGCTAGAGCCAATATGAGTAGGCTTATTGGTGATATTCAGGGGAAAAAGGCTGTTCGGGCGATGTACTCTGGCCTTTATGTGGGAATGGAGCTAACAGCGCTCTATACGCCGATCGGTAACACGTCAAATCTGATAAACAGCAGATATTCATTCGTTGATGTAAAGGGAACTAAGTTGATCGGCGAGGCTGGGTATACCGCTGGCTACGCACAGTACGTACACGACCCTAACGTTAAACAAAATTTCAGGCGCTCCACGGCTAAGAAGGAATTCCTAAAGCTGTCATTTGAGGAATCTCGGTCAAGGATTGATGCTGTAATGAAAAAGGAAATGAGCCTATGAGCACGCCAGTTTTCATTAAGTTTCGCGGATGGTTGGAGGATGTTGGGCTAACTGACGGATACAAAGTGCAGATGGCGCAGTGGGTAGAACAGAAGAGTGACACGGGAAACATGAAGTACATGGTATTCCAGCCTGATAATGGCACATCGCGTGTCGATGATATTGGCGCTGAAGACTATGTATTAGTGATCATCGTCGGTGCTGAGAATGATGTTCAGCCTCTTATACAACGAGCGCAGGATATTCTGGATTACGCATCGCAACATTCAGATGACTCATGCCTGAATGCCATTTTTAATGATGGCGGCCTCCCAACTCCAATCCCTACAGAAGATAACCGCATGGTCATCAGACTACGATTCCGCTGCGTCTCATAACCAGCGTTAAACCTATCTTACGGCTGCCATTCGGTGGCCTTTTTTATTTATAAGAGGAAGAATCACTATGGCAAATTGCCCTAATGATAATGGCAAGCTGATGGGGCGTAATATCGTCGTAGAGGTTGCCGATGGCTGTCCTGATGTTCGACCTGAAGAGGCTGAATGGAAGTCTTTAGCAGCCTGTACATCAAAGGCTTTAGATATGGCACCTAACACTACCAACTCTGAGGCTGATGATACAAAGGGGTGGGTAGAGAACCTCCTGACTACCGCCGATGCTACCATTTCAATTGAAGGTGAAGTAGGCAAGAACGATAAGCTAGATCAGTATGGCATTGGTCGCTTTACAAAATACTTTGCAGATGAAATGAATGCTATGCGACAGCCTACGCTGTGGGTTCGCATTCAGGCCGGTCCTATCGAGTTTTCGGCATATATGCTGATTACTGCTCTGACTCCGTTTGATGGTGGCACAAACGACATCGTGACATTCTCAACTGAATTTAAAGTAGCTAATGCCGACACTGTTAAGGTTGATATCGTCAATGATGTTCCTTTAACCGGCGTCTCTGTGGCTCCAGATACATTAAGCCTGACTGTCGGAACTAACGGAACGTTTACTGTTAACTTCACCCCTTCCGGTGCAACCAACAAGAATTTCACTGTTCAATCAGATGATATTGCTATCGCTACTGTTTCAGCCGTTGGCCCAGTGGTAACGGTTGTTCCTGTTGCAGCAGGAACTGCTAATGCGATTGTGATTACTGATGACGGGCAGAAAGTCGCGGTTGTGGATATTACTGTCGCGGCAGCGTAAGCATTACAGAGGGTGTTCTTGGATGCCCTCGATAATGCTCACAAGGAATATCTTATGACACCATTGTTGGAAATTGGAGAGATGGTCCTTACCGACACTAAAACGGGGAAGGATTTCTTTTTTAGGCCGTCACTTCTAGCTATGACTAGAATTGGGTCACCATCTGAAATTGTCAGAACACATGCGCTGTTAGTTGGTTTTGATATCAGTAACCTACTTCATAGAGCGCAAATGGCCTTAGGCACAGTTCATCCTCTGGTTGTCAATGAGGCTATTCGTCGAGGAAACACAGAGGTGGTTTATGCCGCTATGAATGTGATGCAGGCTTGCTGTGAAGAAGACATAGCCGAACTAATTGGTGAGCTAAAAGGGTGGAAGCATTGCGTTGTTCGGCGCCGCGGTGGCCTTACTGACGCTGAGATAGTTATCATCGCCAGAGAGTTGTTGGCCCATGGTGTGACTGGCAAAGCAAAAATTAGACGCCTACAGCGCCATGAGTCAAAGTCTGATTATTCATCGGAGTTCAGCGCAGCAGATCACATCGTAAGTGCACAATCGCATTTCGGTCTATCAAGAGGCGATGCGGAACAACTAACGATGACGATGTTCCAGATGATGCTTAAGAACAAATATCCAGAAGAGAAAGGTTTCACGCGTGAGGAATATAACCAGATTGCGGACTCTTACCTTGAAAACAAAAAGCGTCGCATTGCCATAGCTGAGGCCGAAGCTAAGCGAAAAAGCATGGCTAATTAGCAGATTTATTTTTGCGTTATTTTACTTCCATCCTCTGCTAGCATAAATGCACACAAATGATTACGAGGATCCGTGATGAAAAAGAATTACACATATCTAATTTTGTCTTTTGCGCTTTATCCATTTATTTCTAGCGCCGCTCCATTTACTGCAAATGATGATTTTCTTATAGAAAAAGCAAAGGATGTGATAAAGCAAGAGATGTTAGACCCATCCGTCATTGAAAAAGCAAAGCTAAGTGATTTTAAATTCTTTCCAGATCAAGATGATACTGAATACTCAAGAAGTGGGTATGTTTGCGGGAATGTAGCTGTAGAACTTGGCGACAAAAAGGCAGACCTAGTTTCAGTAATTCAAGTAACAGAGCGCTTAAAAAAGGTATTAATTAAAGATAAGCACTTATATGACATGAGTAAAGATTCTGAGTCAGATAAGAGTGATATTTCTTCTCACTGTAAATAATAAAATAATTTCAAACGACCCGCTTCGGCGGGTTTTTTATTGCCCGGAGATCATGAATGGCGAGCAACCAGCAGGTAGGTAATATCGTCTATCAAGTGCAGATGGACGTCGCTCAGCTCCTTGATGCTCAGCGCAAAGTAAATGAACGCTTAGATAAGATGGATGGTGGCTTCAAGAAAGTTGGTTCCTCTGCGGACAAGCTTTCAACCGGAATGAGCAAGGTTGGAGTTGCGATTGCTGCCGCGTTCACTATCCAGACTGCGCAGAAAGTTATCAATATTGCCGATAGCATGGCAATTCTTCAGGCGCGTATTAACCGTTTATCTGTAGATGCCGCTGACGGCGCCAACAACATGCAGCGGTTGGCCGCTATTGCATCAACGACAGGTTCATCCATCGCTGATACAGCTAAGTTGTGGGAGACATTAACTGCCAGCCTGAAAGAGTATGGAGCGACTAACGATCAGGTTATTCGTGTTACAGAAACTCTGCAAAAAATTGGGACTATTGGTGGCTCTTCTGCTGAAGAGATGAGTAACGCGCTTCGCCAGTTTGGTCAGTCAATCGCAGGCGGAACGGTTAGAGCTGAAGAGTTCAACTCAATCCTTGAAAACATGCCTGAGCTTGGGCGGCAAATAGCCAAAGGGCTTGGAATGTCTCTCGGCGAACTACGGCAGGAAATGCTAGCTGGTAAGCTCACAGCCGAAGATGCGCTCAATGCAATTCAGAAACAAACGGAATCAGTTGATGCTGAATTTGCCAAGCTACCGGTATCTGTTGAGCGAGCAAAAAACAAGTTAGATGTCGCGTTTGATACAGCCATTCAGAAGATTGATCAGGCCATTGGCTTAACCAGAACTTTATCATCACTTATCTCATCAGTGGCAGACAACCTAACTTTAGCGCTCAACTCATACGGTGAACTGAGTAATCTTGAGCCCCTGATGAAGAAGCAAGTCGATCTCCAGAAAGAGATAAACGACCTACAGAAAGATGGAAAGCAGTGGTATGAAACTCAACTAACATATCAAGCCAAACTCAATGAAAAACGTCGAGAACTCCTTCAAGTAGAAGGAGAGCTGGTTAACATCAGGTCAAAGCAAAAGAAACCCGCGGAAGCAGGCCAGAAGTCAGAAACAGCGCCGTTTAGCATTCCTTCTGGACAGACAGATAAAGATGCAGAGAAAGCGGCAAAGGCAGCGGCTAAAGCTCAAAAAGCAAGAGAGACGGCGGCGGCTAAGGCTCAGCGAGAAGCAGAAAAAGAGATAGAGACTAACAAGCGCAGGCTTGCTCAATACCAAGCTATAGAAGAGAAAGAAGAAGAAGCAGCAAAAGCAGCAAAAGAAAGGGCTGACTCGTTCTCCGGATCACTATCGCCAACGCAAAACGTAGAAAACCAGTTCCAGCAGCAACTTACCGAACTTGAGAACTATGCCCTCGTCTATCCGCAGAAAATCGAACAAATCGAGGCAATGCGAAAACAGATTGAGGATAAGTATCGTCAGGAGAGACTCGCGGCACAGTGGGAAGAGTTTAGCCAGATGAATGCTGGTACTCAGGTGTTAGCCAATGCGCTTGATTCAATGGGAAGCACGGCCTCTAACGCCATAACAGGAATACTGACTGGTTCAATGTCAGCATCAGATGCAATGCGTTCATTGGCTTCTACTGTTCTAAATAGCGTGGTTAACTCATTCGTCCAAATGGGCATTGATTGGGTTAAATCTGCAATCATGGGACAAACTGCAACAGAGGGAGCGGTAGCGGCTTCTACTGTTGCACAAACAACAGGCTTAGCAACAACCACCGCAGCTTCCACTACCGCGGCGGTGGCAACAACGGCGGCATGGACACCAGCGGCAATCATGTCATCTATAGCATCATTTGGTGGGGCTGTTGCTATTGGTGTTGGCGCAATGGCGGGGGTTATGGCGCTGGCTGGAAAGCGTAAAAATGGTGGGCCAGTATCTGCTGGTTCTATGTATAGGGTTGGTGAGGGCGGTGCGCCAGAGCTTCTGCAATCTGGCGGCAAGAACTACATGATCCCCGGTGACGGCGGGAAAGTGATTAGCAATGCTGACCTACAGACCGGTGGTGGAGGCGGCATCCAAGTATCAGTCGTATTCAATGATTACACGTCTGGAAGCCATTCATTCGATGCTCAGACATCGCAAGATGGAAACAATCTCACCATTCAGGCATTTGTCATGGATATGGATAACAAAGGGCCTATGCATTCTGCGATAACCCGTAATACCACAGCAGCTTCACGCGCCACAGGGGGCTAAGATGGCTATTCCATATCCTGATTGGCTGCCACTTGCGCAGAAGTCTGACAAGAGTCCGGCGACGGATACCGGATTTAGAACAGATCAGCCACTTGTTGGTGCGCCAATCTTCCAGAAATTAACTGACGATTTAAAAACGTCATTCTCTCTCAAGTGGATATTCACGTTCACACAGCACCGAGCCTTTATGCAGTGGCTACGCAGCCCGAACTATCTAGATAACTGTAATCAGTGGTTCTCCATGCGCCTGAACAACGGCACCGGAGACACAGGTTTAGAGGTGCAGGAACTGCACTTCACTGCGTGGCCAACGTGGAACCAAACGGGAAATATTTTCACATGGTCGGGGAATGTCATCTGCCGTAAGCTGAATAACGCTGATGATGAGTTTGACGACATCATTGTCGAGTTGCCGCCGCCTTGGGCTAGCTGGCTGGATATCATTGTCACTGGCTATCCTGATGACCGTGATCCGGAATCATTGCCGAGGGTGCCATAACAATGCCAACGCTAAGAGAGTATCGGGCTCAGCGCCCGAACCGGATAATCTACGAGACTATTGAGTTTCATCATGTGTCTTTCGGCAGTTTCTATCTAGTAAATAACCAAGTTTTCCCGAAGACGCTCGGCGGCGTGGAGTATAAACCATGCAGATTTGAGCTTTCGGAAAGTCAGCAAAGCAGCACACCAATCATCGATTCAACGATTAAGTTCAGTCGTTTGGCGCAGGACTTTAAGCAACAGTTGAAAGTCTGGCGTTCGTTTAGTCGAATTGAACCCATAATTGTGACTTATCGGCTTTTTGACTCTAAAGACATGACAACTGCGATCAAAGAGTGGCAGTTGTACGTCAAAGACTGCTCTCTCGATGCTGATAACGTCAACGTCTCTCTATCAATGACAAACCCGCTCAATACCAACGTGGCCTTGCTGTATGACCCAGCAGAATGGCCCGGTCTCGAAATCGGATAAACCATGACTAAATCTGACTTTATCAAACGGATGATCGGCGTTCCGTGGGCTAACCGCGCCTGTTCCATGGACGCTTGTGACTGCTGGGGCCTCGTCGCGCTGTATTACAGGTATGTTCTCGTCAAAGAAGTGCATCACAAAGCTGGGTATGAAAGTAACCGTGATTTCCTGACCTGCTACAGAGAAGAGGTGGTGTTTTGGCAGCGGGAAAAAGTACCTGTCGAGGATGGCATTTTTGTTGGCTACGTGGGGCGTAGAGCTGAGCATGTGGGTTTAGTGCTCAACGGCATGGCATTACATAGCCGAGGACTTAACGGCTCTGTGAGGCTCGACAAGCTGCGCGTAATGGAAAAGGTATTCACTAAAGTGGAGTTTTATTCGTATGGCACTTCTAGAAATACAGCACTTGCCCGGAGTGCCGAAGGAGAGAATTGAGCTTGCCAATGGCTCTAACTTTTATAATTGGTTGGATCAGCAAGAGTTTGAAAGGGATATTGCGATCGTCATTAACGGCGTGCTGGTAGATGATGAAACAGAACTTTCGTTTGAACTAACAGAACTTCACCGCATCCAGATATTCAATCAGCCTCGTAGCATCGTCAGCGATATCCTGAGTCCTGTTTTCAAGCTCGTCACAAAAGTGTTTTCGTTTTTAGCTCCAAAGCCTTCATTCTCGTCAGCAGCAGATAACAACGCTAAAGAGAGTCCAAACAATAAGCTGACCGGTCAAACAAATATCGCCCGCACATATCAAGCGCGTCCTGACATTTACGGGCAGGTTCGCTCATTTCCAGACTTGATTCAGCAGTCTATGTTCGAGTTTACTGGCAACATCAAGTACGTCACAGAGTGGATGAACTTCGGGATCGGGCAATACACGGTTGAGAGCGTAAGATATTCAGAGTCCAGCCTAGGAGCTATCGCCGGAGCAAGTTACCAGTTTTATCCTCCTGGCTCCGTCATCCCAGAAATCATTCAGGGATTCGAATTTGACGATGTAGACGGCCAGGAGGTGCTGGGGCCTAATGAGAGCAATAGCGAACAAGTAGCTACTGCAACGACTAATGATGTGGTATCGGGAACGATAACTGGCACATCTGCCGCGGTTAAAATCGTTCAATCACCAGATTTTGACTACTTTTATGACATTCCAAAGCCGCTGCCGGTTCAGGTTACTGTCAATGTGACGCGCCATTTAGCATCTGGTGATGTGACGGAGAATGTAACCTTTTCTGCGTCGTTGGATACTGCGACTGAGTCAGATGATGGCTCTGTTGTCGACCCAGTTAAATACTTCACATTCCAACTATCAGCCATTAACAGCCCTGTCGAGATTCCATCTGGATCGACAATCAATAACACGGTATTCACGCTGACTGAAAACAAAGGCAATATCTCGGGTCCATACTTCGCGGCAATTGAAGGCGATGAGCTTTGGGTTCACCTGCAAGCACAGCTTGGTAAGCGAGAGGGCGCTGACTTCTTGTTGGAATATTGGGCTGTGAATGACGATAATGACAGAATTTCACCGACCTATAGCTATTCTAGCTTTGTATTCAACGCAAGTTACAATCGCGCTGATTACATATATGGCACATTCAAGTTCACACCTCCTTACGGTAAAGCGCGATATGCGTTCCAGTTGCGAAAAACTAACAACAGTTCTGACAGCAATCTTCTGCAAATAGCAGAGGCGCACTCAGTAACACGCCGGACGAATGTAACTTATCCAAATGATACTTTGGTAAAAGTCACTGTACGCGCAACGGAACAAGCTACCAGCTCACGTGATCGCAAATACAACGCACTCGTTACGCGTCACACAATCAGCTATGACATCAACACTCGCACAGTTGATTATACGCTTAGACCTTCACGCAGCTTTGCTGATGCAGTCGCGCATGAGTGGCTGGTCATAGGGAAGCAGCCAGAAGACACGATAGATTTGTACGAACTCTACAGCATCTATCAGTCATTGCCGGATCCGCTATTGGGATATTTCGACTATACGTTTGACGATGAGGATATTTCCCTCGGAAACCGCGTGGAGACTATCTGCAACGCGGCGCGAGTAATCGCGTACTGGGATGATGGTGTGCTTACGTTCGCAAGGGATGAGCGCAAGGAGTTCCCGTCCGCTGTCTTCAACCGCGCCAACATTGTCGCTGATGAGTACAAAATCAGTTACGACATGACGATGCCAGGAGGATATGACGGTGTAGAAATAGAGTATGTCAGCCCGAAGACAAACAAGAAAACCTACATCCGGTACCGTATTACTGACACGGGAATTGTTGAGCAAGCTGCCTTATCACCGTTGAAGATATCGCTTAGCGGTTGCCGCAACGAGTATCAAGCTAGAGATAGGGCGCTCCTTGAGGTTAACCGGCTGATCAGCTCACGCATGAAGATGAACATGAAGACGCTGGCAGACGGTGAGTATGTTTCACCTGGTGAGATGATTGTTGTCGCCGATACTTACGACACAAACCAGCAGGCCGGTTACATCGTCGCTAGAAACGGCAATGACTTTGATACGAGTGAGCAGATTAACTTTGCTGGCGACATGTATGTCAGGGTTACAGACTCGATTGGCAACTCTACAGACAAAATCAGAGCATACCCACGCACAGACACCAAGTTTGGATTCACCGCGGCGGTGCCGAGTATCACGCTCAATATCTTCGACGGCTACAACATTCAATCACCATCCCGCTATGTCATTGCCACCACGGAAGAAATGGAGGCCATGCGCTGGCGAGTATCAGACAAGAAACCTAACTCTGACGGTACGTTCTCACTGACGTGTGACGAGTATTTCGACGCGAAACCAGACTATAACGTCTAACCAAAACCAACTCTCAATAACCCAGCCATCGAGCTGGGTTTTTTTATGGAAAAATTATGGCCACTACACCTACCAATTTGCCAGTATCAAGTGAATCACCTCGCGACCTTAAGTTTAACGCTGGGAAAATTGACGATTTCGTAACTTCACTTGCTCTTAAATATGTCGATCGCTTCGGTGGCGAGCATTACACTATTGAAGGTCTGCGCCAACTTGCTCAAGAGGCTATTTCAGCCTTTGGATGGGTGCCAATGGACTCATTTCAAGCCGGTGCAACACTAACTCTACCCAACCAAGTATTGCGCTGGAAACTGCCGGATGGAGACGGTGATTATTACAGATGGGATGGAGCGTTCCCGAAAACTGTGCCAACTGCATCAACGCCAGAATCAACAGGCGGCATCGGTGCTGGAGCGTGGCTGAGTGTTGGTGATGCGGTTCTGAGAACAGAGTTGAGGAGTGATGCAGAAGGAAATGGAGATAGCCTAATTGCTGTCCGTCAGCCTTATTCTGAAACAGTCACGAGAACACAGCATGCCCTCAATGCTGATTATGTTAACGTTAAAGACTGGGGAGCAAAGGGTGATGGTATAACTGATGATACAGCTGCCATTGATGCAGCCTGTATTGCATTAACCGGTAGCAACTTCATCACCAATTTCCGCCGTTTGTATTTTCCTCATGGAACATATATCTACAACGGGGCGGGGATCGCTTTGCCTAACGGAACGTCTCTAATCGGCGAGGACTTATTCACCATAATTGATTCATCGGAAAACACTAATACAGGATATCTGATCACTCTGACAGGGTTCCGTTCACGAGTAGACACTATCGCGCTGAAAGGAAATAAAGATAACGAGAATATGAAGGGTATTTCAAGCTATTATAATTCAGATAATGGCGGTGTACTGAACTGTATCCTTGAGGACTTCCACTTCGGACTGGATATCGATAAATGCTGGTACTCGGTATATCGAAATATTAGGTTTAGACGAAGCTCATCTTCTGTTGTGCTTAAAGGGGCTCACATACGTCTTGGTTTCAATTACCCAACGGAAGAAGTGAATAATCTTGAATTTAGCAGTGTGTGGTGCGCTGAACCTCAAAAACATTCTCTGGCGATATATTGCAGACTTCAGGCTATTAAATTCACAGGGGGATCACTCGAAACGATAGGTGAGGCGAGAGTAAAATTCTATACCACAATAATCCCTTATGATGTTTTAATAGATAATTGCTATGTCGAAAACGATATTTCTACTGGTGGTGTATACCTTATCGAAGGGCAAAGCACCTCTCAAAGTGTCACAGTTAAAGACTGCATGTTACGGCTGGGTAGTACTCTAGGGAGCCTTGGTAAAAACATTACAGTCTACTTCGATGGTGGTTGGTCCAATTCTCCAAGCGTCACATTAAATGCCAATAATTCTAAAGTTTGGTTCCATCGTTACCGTGAGATAGCAGGTGGCTTTGCTGACGGAGCTGATTATGGAAGGACGGGGTTGTGGGATGGGTCTGCCATGCATAGTGCTGCTATACATTTGGACCCAAGGCCACAGTCAATAATCGACTGGAACTCTATAATTCCCTCTTATGTAAATTATAAGTCACATATCTCCACCTCCCCAGTAGATGTTTTTAAGGTTTACGTTCCAGTTGGGCAAAATCCTCGGCAAATGATGCTTGAAATTTCTGCTTTAACTAAAAGTATTAGTGAGGCTTATATACAAGGCTTAGAAAAGTATATGATAGCTATAACTTTGCCTGAGTCATCTAAAGCTGGATCGGGAGTGTATGTTGTAAAATTGCACTCATCAGCAAAAGATAACTCATCTCTACTATCAGATCCATCATTTACAGTTACTTCAAATGGTTATGATGATACAACGGATGCTTATGAATATACGATTTCTCATAGTGTTTCCAACGCCACTAGGCTTGGAACTACTACATATGTCATGAATGGTGTATTCACATTAAATGGTTTATCTACAACAACTCCGAGATGGAGAATAAGAAGGCTATAAATAACTAGCGCCCTCAAACAGGGCGTAGTTAATCAGCAAACATAGCGAATAATAGGTATCCTCTTCAATATTGCTGCTACAATTAGCGATGACGTAAACATAAACACGCATACCAGTGGAAGGAAGTAAATCATAGGGTTTGTCCAACTTAGTTCCCATACATTTTGTTTCAGAGGTATCAATATGGCAGGATGTATGCAATAGATTGCAAATGTATATCCGCTAATCTTGTTTGAAAGGTTAACAATAAACTTGTTATTGATTTTCGTGCATAGTAGAAACAAAGAACAAGCTGCAATAAAAGTGTTTAAAGCAAAATTATCTAAAAACGCCTGCTCTGGTCTCCCTATATAATTTGAATATATGCTGGTAAATGCAGCTGTGGAAAATACTGATGAAAGAAAGGTCAAAAAAAGAATTGTGGATTTAGCTACTTTTTCTCTCGAGTCATAAATTAATTTTCCAACAAACATATACCAAGTCAAAGAAACCATGGAGTCAAGATTGAATTTAGACTGAATACTTATACCGGTTAATGACTTAAATACATTCAACTGAAATAAAGCTAATATGATCATGAAAACAAAGAATCTTTGTTTTTCATTCATTTTGTAATAGGAAAAAGATATAAATGGTGTCATGAAATACATCCCTATCAAGAAGTACAAGTACCAAAGGTGATACATTGCCTGTCCTGTGAAAATCTTGACAATAAAGCCTAGAGATGAAATGTCCTTGTTATAAAATATGTAATAAAATAAAGACCATGAAAAAAGTACACATACAGCTTTCGGTAGTTTTTTTCTATAGAATGTTAGTGGATCAATATTATCTTTGATTAACAAAATTCCTGATATCATAACAAATATTGGAACTGCGCATCTTGATAGTGAATTATAAAAATTGACCGTTTCCCAGACAGGTTGAAATTTATAATTCCAGTATGCAGTTACATGTGTCATTACCACCAAAAAACATGAAACTACGCGTGCGATGTCAATGCTGTTATCTCTTTCCATTACATCTACTCAGAGAATGATTAATATAAATTATTGTAACGTAGCAATTGCAAAATTGGTATCAATTAAAATAGCTTTTAAACGATTGTTATCACTAGTATGGCGCTATCGTGTGGCATGCCGCCGTCTAATAGACGGCATACCAGCGAGTGGTCATGACAGGATTCTTACTCTGTTATTATTTTTATTGATCATTCTCAACCTTGAATCGATAGTTTTTTCGATAGCTAAGTGTATGAATAAACCGAAAATTACTGACGCAACAGCAAATGCTATGGATGAATATTGAGAAATCACCCAGTTGTTTCCGTTAACCTTTACAAAATCATGATATATAAATGTAATGTAGATGTGCGACAAATATATACTATATGAGGCGTCACCAATTTTGTGGAATATATTATAAACGAAACCACTACCAGATTGAGTTATGGTAGCCAATAATACTATTATAAGGGCGGGGATGCCAAACTTAAAGAATCTATCGTAAGATGATAGTGTATCGAGGGCTATATAGCATATGAGAATGAATATAGCAAAGAAAACCATGAACCTTATACTTATTCTATCTTTCATCATAGGGTATATACACCCTAAAATACATCCTAGGGCAAAATTAATCATCAACGCATCACCTAGGATGTAACCAATATTTACCCAACCCATTCGAGCATGGCCGCTTATGCTGTAAACGCATATAAATATTACAATGCAAACGAATGCACATGTTATTATTTTATTTTTAGAAAATATAAGTGCAATTGTGAAAATGGAATAAAATATCATTTCATAAACAAGAGTCCATGCAGGGCCGTTTGCCATGTGATATTTTTCAAAGCCAAAACCGGGAAGGAGCAATATGTTACCGATAAAAAAATAGTTATCCTTAAGCGCTATGGTCGTTAGTATTAGTGGTAGAGATAAAATTATATACAATGGATAAATTCGTCTAACTCTTGAAAAAAAGAAATTTAATGGAGTCTTTTCTGGTCTTAGCGTGTGAATCATCAAAAAACCACTAAGCACGAAAAAGATATCAACACCAAATCCACCATTTAACTTAAAAATACCAGCATATGTGCCACTTAAGAAATGGTTAGTTACAACCAT